GGCTGCTTGCTCGGCGTCACCGCACGATTGCGCGGGAGCGGTGGGGGTGCACTGAATCGTGAGAAGGTTGGTCAAGATTTGCATGGCGCACATGACCGGATATTCTGCCTCGATCTCTTCTTGAGGCATGTCGTCATCAATCATCGGATCGCTATCGCCCAGTGCGGTATCGAGTAGATCGATTGCGCGCTTTAGCAGCCTTGTTACTGCGTCTGTATCGGTATTCATGTCGGGTTCCTCTATGCGGCAGCTTGTGAAAGAAGGTCGCCGCCCCATTGGTCACCCATTGCGGTTGCGATTCCGTCGTATGTCTTCGAGCGCTCGCGCGCGCGTTCAGGGCTCGGCGGCATCTTGTGAATTCGGTCCGCGCGGCCTTCGACAATCTCTGTTGGCATCAGCAACGGAAGACCTTTCAGCCATAGACACGTCGCCTTGGTCTCGCCGTGGCCGAACTGCCATGGCTGAATCACCTGGTCGGGCTTGCGGTACAGCGAACTCATGATCGACACCGGCTGCTCGAAGCACGTCCGCGGGATATGCGCAGACCGGCGCACGAGGGCCATGAAGAAGGCAACGGCTGCCGCCTGCCTGCCGTCCATCCATTTCTCTGCGAAGTGCCGCGCTCCACTGACCGAGGTATGCGTGCACGGTGGATGGAAGATCGCCAGATCCCACGGATAGTCGATCACGTCGAAAATGTCGCCCTGGTAGTGCGGGCCATTCGAACGGGTCGGCATCAGGTCGCACGAGAGAACCTTGTGGCCGCGGGCAGCGAATGCGTCTCTCACGGTTCCCGATTCTTCGCAGCCGATTAGTACCTGCATATTCCCTCGCCGGCATAGCCGAACAGTTGTAAAAAACGGGCGCTGACCTAGCCGCCCTAAGCACGCCGCGCTGTCTGCGCGGTTCGGGGTAAGCGTTATGCCGCTGCCGAGCCGCGCCCGGCAACTTGCATGGCAGTGCGCGCGTCGACCAGCTTCGTCAGCGTTGGCGCCTTTGATGTGGCGAGCTTGTATGCATCGCCGGCGGCTTTCTTCCATGCAACTGCCGTCTGATAACTGCCGGAGAGAACTGCCGGAGGAACCTTGTTGCAAAGTGCTTTAATCTCGCCGCGCATCTTTTCGATCTGCTCGCGCTCAGCCTCAATGGCTTCCGGAGTCTTGGTGATTTTCTCTTTCATGATTCACTCCTTCGGTTGTGGCGGCGCGCACCGGCGTCGCGGTTTTGCCGCTCGAGCGGCCGATGAAAGTCATGAGTTCCGGTATCGACCGGCCACGTGTACGTCCACGCCCACGCGGCCAGAACGGCGAGTGCCACCAGTCCGATGAGGGCGAGCGCAAACAGGATTAGTGGGTCATCCATGGCGAGCAGCCCGGCGGCGCGCTTGACGGATCGCCTGGCGGCGCGCGGCCCTTATCTGCGCACGGACAAGCCGATAGGCGTCCCAGCGCGACAGCGAGCCGTTTGCGACGTCCTCAACGATCTGCCAAAGCGTGCGCATCAGGCGCCCCGCGAATAGGCGGCGCGCACGGCCCGAGTTTCGGCTTCGTCCCAGTGATGCGTGATACCGAGAATCAGGACGATGGCCGTAAAGGCGAACACCATGCGGGCGAGGAATTTGAGATCACGCATTGAAAGCCCCCGCGCGGTAGGCGACGCACAGATACCAGACGCAGCCGATTGCAACCATCACCACGGCCGCATAAGCGCCGGCGGCGCGCTGAACGCGAGAGGCGGCCAGCAGTTCGTTATCGTTGGCGGCACGGACCATCACATGCCCCGCGTGAAGTAGTCGAGCTCATCGCGAGTGCGAGTCTGCTCAGTGTGTTGAGGTTGGGTATCCATCGCGCGCTCCTGTCAGCACCAGATGACGTCTTCAAAAAATATCGTGTCGATGCGACCGCGAATTACATGGCCGCTTCGGCAGATGAAGTCACGCGAGTGGGCTATTCCGGAACGAAGGTTCGAATACGTATGCGTGAACATCGCGGCCCCACTCGGTTGTATTTGTCTACAACCACAAATTACAACCTACAACCTGCGAATGCAAGTGAAAGTTGTAATTGGAGGCGAAAAAAATCCGCCGGGCGGCGGATGTTTCGTGGCTGCATTATCGACGGTTGGCGAAGCGCCATTCGTCCAGTCGATTCACTAGTTTGAAGCCGCAAAGGACGCCGGGGCCGGTCCACAACACCACAGCGCACGTTGCGATTGTGGGGCTATCAGTGAGCCAGTCAATGCCGAACCAGATCCCGAGCGTCGAGGCAACGTAGAACGTCCATACGACGCCAAAACTCGGGATTCTCTGTATTAGATTCACTCTGGAACCCATTTCCCTATCACAACGCCGATGATCCGCGAGCCATCAGGAAGCGGGGCAGGGCGGCCGGGCCACGTAGGATTGAGCGCCTTCAGGAGTCGCGTTCCACCTTCGTCCATCAGCAGCTGCTTAAACGTGACGCGGTCCTCATGGTCGACTCGGACGACGACCATGCTTCGATTAACCGGTTCTCGGGATGGGTCTACTGCGATGAATTCGCCGGGCGCGTAGGACTTTGGCCCGGTAGGATCGAAGTTGCTTTCCCCCGCAACTTCCAGAATGAAAGCTTCAGTTCCGTGGTTAAACGGACACCGGAGCCAGTCCTCGGCTTCTTCGAGATTGTTCGAGTTCAAGGTTTGCCCCCAATTAGCAGCCTGCTCCCACGAAAGTAGGGGCACGAGGCCACGTTTGTCTTTGGGTGCGCCACGCTGGGCGCCCCTTAGGGGGAAAACTTTACTGCTGCCTGCATCTTTTATGCTGCCGGATTCGGCAATCCCTTCTAACTCTGTTCCACGAATCAACTCCCTTACAGATGTGCTAAGCGCGTCGGCAATCTGTTGGAGTCGTTCGTTTCTCGGGGCTGACTGGCCGGCTTCCCACTTCTGCACGGCTTGCGGCTTGATGCCAAGGGCGCGGGCGAGATCCGACTGACTGTAGTCGACCTTTTCCCGGCACTCACGGATTCGCACGCCGATATGGGTTTGGCTCATTGGCGGCATGGTACAAAAATCGGTTGTAGTTGGCACTGCAAATATTGGTTGAAATATCCGGTTGTAAGTTGTAGATTCTGGTTGTAGACCATCAACCGGAAAGTGCCCTGTCATGGAAATCTCCGCGCAACTCTCCCCCATCGAGCGGGCGTGCGAACTGGCCGGCAGCCAATCGGCGCTTGCCCGGCAGTTGGATTGCACCCCGCAGAACGTTCAGAAGATGTGCCGCACCGGCCACGTCCCTTCGAACCACGTCCTGAAGATCGAGCGCATCACTGGCGTTAGCCGTCATGAATTGCGCCCTGATCTGTACCCCGCAGAGCAGGCCGCTGCTTAAACAGCCGCAAGTTCGTCTTGCGTGTGATTGCACTTTAGTAGTCCTCATCGCACTGCACAACATTCGATTGGACCCTTTATGAATGTACTCGACGCCGCACACGCCGTAGCCCACGAATACGAGGGAGGGTGCGAATCGCTTGCGCCGCGCCTTCCTATGTCGAGCGCGCTGCTTCGCAACAAGGTGAACCCCAACAACACGGCAAATCACTTGACGCTGAAGGAGGCAGTCCGACTGTCTCTCGTGACTGGTGATTCGCGCATCGCCCAGGCGTTCGCACGTGAGCTCGGCATGGTCTGCGTGCAGATGCCGCAGCCGGAGCAGTGCGCGGACAGCGACGTCATCGAATTCATGGCGAAAAGCTGGCAGACGCACGGCGAGGTTGGCGCGGAAGTGCAGCGGACGTTCGAAGACGGTCGCGTCGAGCGTCATGAGGTTCGCCGAGTTAAGGATGTGGCGTGGTCGCACATCGTCACACTGCTCGGGCTGGTGGGCCGCATCGAAGGCATGGCAGAGCCGGAATGAAGATCTACGTCGCCGGCCCGATGACGGGCATCCCCGATAACAACTATCCGGCTTTCCGCGCCGCGGCGGCGCGTCTGCGTGCCGATGGTCACGACGTTAGCAACCCGGCAGAACTCGAGCTTCCCGAAGGGTCGCCGTGGTCGGCGTATATGCGCGCGTGTCTGCCGTTGCTCAGTGAGTGCGAGGCGATCTACCTGCTGCCAGGGTTCGAGGCGTCTCGCGGAGCCCGCCTGGAGCGTCATATCGCTCTGGAACTGGGCATGACGATGCTTTATGCACCGCAAAAGGAGGCCGCATGAACTGCGCCGATTTCGTTTCGCTGGCAATGCTCGCTCTGTTCGTCCTGTCTGGCGTCGCTTGCTGGAGGTCGCTCCCATGAGCATCAAACACGAAAACCTCGTGTGGGGCGTCGATATGCCTGCGCTGAAGAAATTCACGCTGATCACGCTGTACCGCGAGGCGGATTTCAACACGGGTGAGCGGCGCATGTCGGTGCAGAAGCTCGCGGCCATGTGCGGCATGAGCGAGTCGGCTGTGCGCAAGTTCGTCGGTGAGCTTGAGCGGGAGGGCTACATCGTCCAGATGAAGATCCGCGGGCACGGCGTCCACTATCGGCTGACGTTCGACGGACAGGTGACTGCGTGAGCGTTGAGGCGATCACATGGGCTCTCAAGCAGTCCCTACCTAACTCCAGCGCGAAATTCGTGCTCACCGTCATCGCCAATTGCGCGGATGGCAAGGAGTTCCTTGCGTTCCCGTCGATCGCGTATATCGCCGAAGCCACTTCTCAGGACCCGAAAACCGTCAAGGTGAATATCAAGCGCCTGAAGGAATGGGGATTCATTGAGGACAGTGGAAAACGCTGCGGCAGCACCGGGCAAGTCGTTGTGTACCGGATCATCGTCGGAAAAAACGGACCTGTTAAAGAGGCCCAAAAACGGACCACGTCCGAAAACGGACCCGGTCCAATTTCACCGGATAACAGGTCCGAAAACGGCGGCAAAGAGGTCCAAAAACGGCAGGTAAGAGGTCCGAAAACGGACCACGGAAACGTCAGTAAACGTAATGAACCATCAGGAACCGTCATTTCTTCTTCGCCAACGGCTCCGCCGTCGGCTGCGCGCGGTACCCGCTTGCCGAAAGACTGGGTTCTGACAAAAGCGCTGGGAGTCTGGGCTGCTGCAGAGCAACCGACGTGGACGCCTGAGCACATTCGCAAGGTCGCGGCGTCGTTCAAGGACTACTGGATTGCGAAGGCCGGCAAGGATGGGCTGAAGACCGATTGGGATGCGACGTGGCGTAACTGGGTTCGCAACGAGAAGGCTCTGGGCGGCGCGCAAGCTGTCGCTGGTGTTCCGGTAGCGGGCAGTTGGTGGGAAGGCGACGCGGGCATCAATGCGAAGGGCGCAGAGCTAGGCGTTGCGCGCCACAAAGACGAGCCGACGCCGATGTACCTGCTGCGCATTGCGAAGGTCGCGGGGCGTGGTCCGTGGATCGATCACATCTTGCGCCACGCAAAGACGAGCGGCGAGCGTTGGTTCAACCAGGTTGTCGCGACGCTCGGCGATGGCCTCCTGCCTGCGGACTTCTGATCATGAGCAAGAACACCCTTCGCTTCCCTGAAAGCGCGATCTCTGGCGGCCGCTTCGGTACCGCGCGTGTCTCGGGATCAAATCCGATCGCGCGGGCCGCTGCTGAGCTTTCTAGCGTCATGGCTGAGCCGGCGGCGCGTGGGAAGTACGGCAACACCAAAACGGTGGTCGACGGAATCACGTTCGATAGCGCCCGCGAGGCGGCGCGCTACGAGGTTCTTGCGCAGATGCAGCGCGCCGGGCAGATCAGCGAACTGCAGATTCAGGTTCCGTTTGACGTGGTGCCCGCGGCGGTGGTGGCCGGCAAGAAGCGTCGCGCGCGCCGGTACGTCGCTGACTTCGTTTATCGCAATGCGGCCGGTGATCGGATCGTCGAGGACGTGAAGGGCATGTTGACGCCGATGTATGAACTCAAGCGCCACCTGATGAAGGTCGTGCATGGCATTGACATCGTGGAGGTGAAGTGATGGGCGGCAAATCGTGGGATGAAAACGAAAATGCGAAGCTACGCGCCATCTACGCGGGAAAAGAGTCGATCAAGTTGCGCGTGCGCGCGGAGTTGCCGGGTAGGACATACGGCGGCGCCAAGAACCATGCGATAGCTCTTGGCATCGTCAGCAAGCGGCATCGGGGGCATGCGGGCCGCGTTGGATATTCCGTTATTTGCGCCGCCATTGAGTCTGCACTTTGCAGCGTTGGCGGTCTCACGGTGAATCAGCTCGCCAAGCGTATCGGTTCGTCGCGTGGCTGGACGTACAAGGTTCTGTGCAATTCCCGTGGATCTAAATTTCGCGTGGGCGAGTGGATTCACGAGGCGGCGACGGGAAATCTTGCTGCGGTGTGGGTAATCGGTGCTGGTCCTGATGCTCGCAAGCCGACAGCCGTAGCCGCGACCAAACGATCCCGCAAGTGGAGGGCCGCGCGCCGTGTCCGTGACGGGAAGATTAACCCGTTCTCCGTGGCTATTAGCCAGGTGGCGGCATGAAGCGCAGCGGCTTTGTTCGCAAGCCCGGCAAGACGTACGCGACGCTGTCGCGCTCGACGTCAATTGCCAGGGGCACTTCGAAGCTCAAGAGCGTGCGGCGTAAGCCAACGGTCGCTGAAGGCTCGAAGTATCTGGCTGCATGCCGCGGCGAGCCGTGCTACCTCCGCGTGCCAGGTGTGTGCTGCGGGCGGCTCGATACCGTCGTCCCGTGCCACTCGAACCAGTCGAAGCACGGCAAGGGCGCCGGGATCAAGGCAAAACACGAATTCACAGTGCCGGGGTGCTTCACGTGCCACTCGTGGCTCGATCAAGGCGCCGCGTCACGCGAAACGAAGGTGCTCACGTTTGACGTTGCGCTCGATCTATGGATCCCGGTGCGCGCCGCGAAGATGGGACTGCCGATTCTGGAGGCGGCTTGAGGCTTCTGGTCCGCATGGAACTGCCGTTTCAGTCTTTCGAGGGCGCGCAGTCGTTTGAATGTGTCGTATGCCGGGTGCGCCGCGCCGATGACGATCCGGACTGCGACGAGCTTGTGCTGGTGGATGTCGATCTGCCGCCTCAGTACCGAGGATTCGCCACGGCGCGCCACTTCAATGCCGATGGCACGTATCGCGTTGAGGCGCTGGTGAAGTTCAACCGCAGATCGCTGGCCGCGTTCATCGCGAGCGGCGATCACGAATGGGATATGCGAAATGACGAATTGTAAGGTTGGTGAAGGAATCAAACCGCTAGACAGCGCGCCGTTCTCGCGCGCGCACGCACACGCGCGCGTGCATTTGAGCGACGAGCTTATTGCCGCGATGGCGAAGCGTGTTGCCGATCTTGCACGGTTTGAGCGCGCGATGCGAACGCCGCTGACGCTCGAGCAGTTCGCTGATCGATGCATCCGCGCGACGGTTGGTGCAATCAACGCGAGCGACGCTGACACGCGCTATCGCGATTGGGAATTGGAAAAGCTTGCGATCGCGTGTTTGAGCGACGAGCAGGCAGAGCAGAGTTTTGCGCGCTGGAAGGGCTACCAGTACCAGGCGTGATCGATTAACCCCGTAGTACCACGACCCACTTGGAGAGAACGATGAAGGTCTCGAAGCTGTTCAAACTGATTTTCGCGGCTGCGATGCCGCTCTATATGGCAGATGATGCGGCGCCGAGCAGCACGGAGGCTGGCATGGCCGCGTCGGGGGAGTCGAGCGCGCCGCAATCGACGCCGCCTGCAATGTCTTCCTCGCAGCCTGCGCTCCAGCAGCAGGGATTGGATTCGGCGTTGGATTCGGCGCAATCGCCGGCCTTGGATGGCTCGCAGGAAACATCGCTGGTTGGTGGTGATTCCCCAAACGTTGCCACGCTTGCGGCCACCCAATCCGCAAGCGACACCTCGTCATCTGTTCCGAGTGCATCGCCCGTCGTCGGCACGCCGGCGGCTGCCTCGTCAGGCGACACGGCAGGTGAGCAGGGAAACGCCGATGCGAGCACGTCGCTCGCTGGTGCTGCTACCTCTGTCGTTACGGACGCTGATGTGGGAAGCGTGACCGGTGCTCCCGCTGTGGTGGGCGCACCCGACGCTGGTTCCGCTACGACCTCTGCCGCCGGTGCGGACTCGGATTCGACTCTGGCCGCAGGTGATGCGGGAAACGTCCCGGCTGGTGGTGTCCTGCTTGCGGGCATTACCAGCGATTCGACTGAGCACCTCGACGAGGCAACCAACGATCACCCGGCAAAGCCGCATCTGTCCGCGCTGCGCCGCAAGATCGAATCCGGCGAGGCTATCATCATGGCCGATCTGCTGCGCCTTATCCACGCAATCGAGGAGACGCTCTGATGGCCTCGGGAATCGGAAATGGGATTGGGATTTATCCGCCCGCTCGGTCGGCAGCGGATGAGAAGGACGCCGAGTTCATCGTCAATACGACCGCAGAAGGCACGGTCGTGATTAAGGGCGCGCGATTCTCAATCGACGGTCAGCTTCTCGTCATTGTCGATCGCCATGGAAAACAGATCGCTGCCTTCAATTACTGGAACGGCGTCCGCGTCAAGGAAGAAGCCTAAGCCTATGCTTAAACAACTCGCCCCCGCACCGCTGGTCAACTGGTCTCGCATTCTCGACGAGGTGCGAGGGGCGGGTTACACCGTTGCGCAGATTTCGTATTTCACCCAGATCCCGCGCACGACGCTGCTCGGGTATCACAACCTCGGCGCAGAGCCGCGGCACTCGAGCGGCGCGATGCTGCTGAGATTCTGGATGCAGGTGACTGGCAAAGCCATTGAGAGCGCCCCCACGTGGACGCCACCGCCGAGCGCGGCGGAGTATCGCCGTATGTGAGTTCAGCCATGCATATGACCAATCTGGATTTCGTTAAGGACGCACTGTATCGATTCCGGCGGGACTACGGTGAATCGCCAGTTCGCATGGAGTTCTCGCCGCAGATGTGGGCGCATATCTGCATGGAGGTTGAGCTGTGGATGGTTCGGTGTCGGCCGGACACCGGCGATTCGCTTTGCGGTGTAAGCGTGGTTGTCGCTCGTGATGTCGTGCCAAGGTTCGTTGCTGCCTTCGGCCAGATCGTCGAGATGTGAGTTGGTCGGGATTCCGACAGCCCCAGAGCTAAATACTCGCCGCACCATGGATGGAGGTGCGAGCGATGGGCAGAGAATACAAGACGCAGCAGCCAGGCATGCCGAGCACGCCGGCTGAGCGCACGGCGGCGGCGATGGTCGTGCTGGCAGGAATCGGCGATCCCATGTCGGTGATGCAGATTGCTGGCCGCGATGTGTCGATCAACGAGATTGTCGAAGGCGCGTTCGAGACGAGCGGTTTGTCACTCGAGGAATGGAACGCCGCCGAGCCGACGAAGCGCGACGAGCTTATCGCCGGCAAGCGCAAAGAGCTTGAAACGGTCTACCGCGCAGCTGGCGAGCTGCCTTCTCAAGATGCCGCGCGCGAGCAAGCGCAGGCCGCTGTAGCCGCACGCCGCGCGCAGCGTGAGGCCAAGCCTGCCGCAGATGGATCGCCGGCCGCCGCGCGCGAACTCCCCCATTCCAGCGAAGTCGATCCCGCCGCGCTGGCCGCTCCCAAGCTGTGCTCCGATGGTTGGCTCGTGCCGACCATTCAGAAGCCGCTGCCGCAAAACTTCCGCTGAGGCCAATGATGGGTGATTTCAGCTTTACGAAGTTCCTCGATCCGGGCGGCCTGTGGACGAAGGATAAGCCGGCGGCGACGCCGACGACGACCACGACTGCCGCGAGCGCCGCTGATGCTGCCGACGCTCAGGCAGCGCAGCAGGCCAATGCGCAGGCCGCAGCGGACAAGAAGAAGCGCGCTGCGTCAAGCCTGCTCGCGACTGGCGCTGGTTCGTCGACTGGCGCAACCTCCAGCAGTTCGGTGATGGCAACGGGCAAGACGTCCCTCGGGCAATAACTCATGGCCTACAGCCTCGGCGATTCCCTGTACAAGCGGCTTGAAGCATTGAAGTCCGCGCGCACCGTTCACGAACTGGTGTGGCGCGACTGCTTCATGCTGACTGATCCCATTCGCGCATCAGGCCTGCAAGGGCCGGTGATGGACGCGAACGAGATCGCCCGCGCGGTTTCGCTGATTTTCGACTCGACGGCAAGCGACGCGAAGCGCGTGCTGAATGCGTCGATCATGTCAGGCATGACGCCGGCTAACTCGCTGTGGTTCAAGATGCGCGTGAACGGCGAAGACGACGAGGGAACGCGCTGGCTTGACGACGCAAGCGAACTGCTGTGGGAGAATATCCACAATGCGAACTTTGATGCCGAGGCGTCTGATTGCATTGACGACTGTATGGGTGCGGGCTGGTTCGCTCTGTACATCGACGAGGACCGCGACAACGGCGGGCTCTACTTCGAGCATTGGCCGATGGCTGGCGTCTACGTGGCGTCGTCGCGTCCCGGCGGTCGAATCGACACTGTGTTTCGCCCGTATAAGCTCACCGCCGAACAGGCCGTCCGTGAGTTCAGCAAGCGCGGCGATACCCTGCCGGCGCAGATCCGAGATGTGGTCGAGACGACACCGGATCGGCAATTCGAATTCTGCCATTGCATCTATCCACGCGACGTGTCCGCCGTTGGTGCTTTGCGCTCCAAGAACCTGCCGATAGCGTCCGTCACGTTCTGCTGCGATGTGAAGGCAACGGTGCGCGAGTCGGGCTATCACGAAATGCCCGTGGTCGTCGCACGCTGGAAGAAGATCCCGAATAGCTGCTACGGCGTCGGCCCGGTGCTTGACGCCTTGCCCGACATACGCACGCTCAACGACATCGTCAAGCTGGAATACGCGAATCTCGACATGGCCGTGTCTGGCATGTGGATCGCGGAAGACGATGGCGTACTTAATCCGCGCACGGTCAAGGTGGGCCCGCGCAAAATCATTGTGGCTAACTCCGTCGACAGCATGAAGCCGCTGCAGCCCGCGGCGAACTTCAATGTCGCATTCACCGAGAAAGAAAAGCTGCAGGGCAATATCCGCCGCACACTGATGGCTGATCAGCTTCAGCCGCAGGACGGCCCAGCCATGACCGCGACGGAAGTGCACGTGCGCGTCGATCTGATTCGCCAATTGCTCGGGCCGATCTACGGTCGGCTGCAGGCCGAATACCTGCAACCGCTGATCACCCGCTGCTTTGGCCTGGCGTTCCGAGCCGGCGTCTTTGCGCCGCCTCCCGACTCGCTGGGTGGTCGCAACTTCACCGTTCAGTACCAGTCACCGCTCGCGCGCGCGCAGAAGCTCGAGGAAGTCACTGCGATCGAGCGCTTTATGGGCGATGTGTCCGTGATGGCGCAAGTCGATCCTAGCGTGCTCGACAACGTCGATACCGATGAGGCTGTACGGCACACCGGGAAGGGTCTCGGCGTGCCGGATGCAATTATCCGCCCCTCCGACAAGGTCGTCGAGTTCCGGCAGAAGAAGCAGGCCGCAGCCGCGCAAGCGCAACAACAGCAACTCGGCATGGATGTGACTGGCGACGTGTTGAAGTCCGCCGGTTCGGCCGCGGCTAACCGCATGGTGGCGCAGCAATGAAGGCAAATATTCCGGGCGCTCAGCCGCCGGCCGCCACTCCTGCCGAATATGCGCTGCTTTTCGCGTCGAAGGCTGGCGAGCTCGTGCTTGAGGATCTGGTCAACCGATTCGCCGGATCGACATACGTTCGCGGCGGTCTCGAAGCGCAGCGCGAAACAGATTTCCGCTCAGGCCGTCGCGCGGTCGTCGAGCACATTCTGTCTCAAATCAACCGCGCCTCAGGCGCAGAGCAACCCGAAGGAGATTGACCATGACTGGCACTTCGACACTCGGCGGTTCGGGCTGGACCGCCAACCCAACGCCTGACACCCGTTTCGCGAAGACGGTTTCGATCCCGTCCGTGATCGGTCAGCCCGCGGCCGAGATCGGCGCGCCTGGCGATCTGGCAATCGACGTGGTCGCGCGCAAGCTGTACGAGAACGTCGCCGGCACGTGGTCGGCGGGCACCTCGTACTGATTTTCCAACGAAGCAGCGAGGACACAAAAAATGAAATGGCTCTGGAGGCGGTATGCGCTCATGGATGAAGCTGGCGGCGATGGTGGGGCTAGCGGTGGCGGCGGTGGTGGTGGCGTCGCCGCGCCCGCCGGTGGTGCGGGCGGCGCAGGGTCGGATGCTGCGGCTTCTGCAGGCGGAGCGGCAGCAAGCGGTTCTGCATTAGCCGCTGGTGGTGGCACTCCGGCTGAGCCGGCGGCGACGGGTGCCAACTTCGACTGGTTGCCCGAGAAGTACCGCGTCGCGGGTGCTGATGGCGCTATCGATGTCGCTGCGTCCGCGCAGAAGCTCGCCGGCGGCTACGGCGAACTGTCGAAGCGATTCGGCGACGGTGGCGCTGCACCGAAGGCGCCCGAGGAATATGCCGTTGCGGTGCCCGATACGCTGAAAGACGCGATGGGTGACCTGAACAACGACGACATGTTCAAGCAGTTCCGCTCGGATATGCACGGCCTCGGTCTGTCGCAGAAGCAGTTCGACGGCGTGATGTCGCGCTATTTCGAGCTAGTGCCGCAACTGGTCGCGGGAGGCGTTGCGTTCAACACGGAAATGGCGACCGCTGATCTACGCAAGGCATGGGCCGACGACAGCACCTACACGAAGAATGTTCAGCTTGCTTATCGCGCGGGCGACTCGATCGCCAAAGCCGCAGGCATGTCGTTCGACGATCTGGAAAAGGCTGGCCTCGCGAACAACCCGACATTCATCAAGCTCATGGCCGCGATCGGGCCAGAGTTTGGCGAGGACGTTCCTGTCAGCGGCGGCGCCTCGACAGGCTTCGCGAGCGAGGGCGACATTCAGAAGCTTCTCATTTCCGAGGCGAACACGAATCCGAAGCATCCCGACCACAAGGCGACGCGCGCCAAGGTAGACGCTTACTACGCGCGCAAATACGGCAATGCGCCGATCGCATAACTGAGTCTCCTCGCAGCAGTGCTTTAGCCCCGTGTTCCCCACGGGGCTTTTTTTCGTCCGTACTTGGTCGGGATTCCGACACATCACCTGCAAGAACATCGTGCTCATTCGGCCCGCAGTGGCGTGCGGACACCCGACAAGCCCGATGCATCGCGTTCGCCGACGTGATGCCGTATTACAGGCCCGGTAACGGACACCCTGGAAGGCGACAAGAACACATCGAACCTTTTGGGAGCCATTCCATGAACACGGCAGTCAACGACAGCATCACCGCCGCATTTGTCCAGCAGTTTGCGGACACGTACATGATGGTCGCGCAGCAGAAAGAGTCGCGACTTCAATCCACCGTTACCGACGTCGGTGGCGTAACCGGCACCTCGTTCACCGCGAACAACGTCGCCGCGACCCAGGCCAATCAGGTTACCAGCCGTCTCGGCGACACCGAATGGTCGGACAACGCGAACGACACGCGCGTGATCATGATGGGCGACTGGGACTGGTCGACGCCCGTCGACACGTTCGACGTGCCGAAGCTCAAGGCAAACCCGGGCGGCACCTATACGCAAAACGGTGTGGCCGCGATGAACCGCGCGAAGGATGCTGTGATCTACAGCGCCGCGCTCGCCGCATCGATCACGCGCACTGCTGAAGCTACGCCTTACGGCACAGTCGCGCTGCCGTCGAGCCAAAAGATCGTCGACGGCGGAACCGGCATGACCAAGGCCAAGCTGATCACGGCGAAAAAGCTGTTCCGCAAGGCTGAGGCCGATGAGCAGAACGGCGAAGAACTGTACATGTTGTACGACGCCGAAATGCTCGAGGACATTCTGAGCGACACGACGCTGACGTCAGCCGACTTCATGGCGGTCCAGATGCTTCAGGACGGCAAGCTGTCGGGCAAGTGGCTCGGCTTCAACTGGATTCCGTACGAAGCGCTGAAGACGGTGAGCACCGTGAAGACCACGGTCGCTTACACGAAGTCGGCGATCCAGTTCGGCACCGGTATGAACCGAGTCGTCGACATCGGCCCGCGGCGCGACAAGAAGAATGCGACGCAGATCTACATCCAGGAGTCGTACGGCGCAGGCCGAATCCAGGAAAACAAGGTCGTCTCGATCGACTACCAGTTCTGATCGTGATGTGAAGGGCGGTGCTCGGCACCGTCCCGCATCGATCTCAATACGGATTCAGGAGCACACATCATGGCAGAAGCAAACTCGGTACAGATGGCGAAGGTTCTCTCGAGCCCGCCCAGCAAACTCCAGCCGAACGAGCGCAACGGCCGTTCGCGGATCATGTTCGGCACGATCACATCGATTTCCGGCCAGATCGCCGACACGATCTATTTCGGTCGCATTCCCCAGGGTGCGCGCATCACCGGATGCTGGCTGAACACCGCAGCAGGTACGGCAAGTTCGACGCTCGCGATCGGTCTGCGCAAGGCATCGGACAAGACCGTGATCGACGCCGCAGGCCTCGCCGCTGCAACCTCGATCGCGTCGGCGCAGAAGACGGACACGATTGGCACGGGCAATTTAACGAAGAACGGCCAGTCGTATGTGACGCAGCAAGAGGTCGACGTGTACGGCACGATCGCTGGCGCTGTAACGCCGGTCAGCCCGGGTCAAGTTATCTCGGTGACCGTCGACTACGTGATCGACTGACGGGCGGTCAGCCCGGCGACGTTGTTCCGAAACATGCCGGGGGTTCTCGCTCCCGGCATTTTTTGTTTGAGGCAAGGCAATGACTAGCAGCGTATCGATCTGTTCGAATGCACTATTGCGACTCGGCGACTCGCCGATTTCGTCATTTACGGATCCGTCGAAGCGCGCCACTGCTTGCGCCAACCTATATCCAGAAATGCGCGATGCTGTGCTGCGCTCACACCCTTGGAACTGCGCAACGAAGCGCGTTGTTCTCGCGCCCGTCGCCGAGGCTCCTGCATTCGATTATGTCTACCAGTTTCAGTTGCCAGATGACTGGCTTCGTACGATTCAGATAGGCGAGCTAGGCTGCCCGTTGAAATACACGATTGAGGGTCAGCGCATCCTCGCGAATCTCGATGCCCTGAAGCTCGTCTACATCTACCGAAACACGATAGAGCAGTCTTGGGACTCGACGCTAGTCGATGTCGTAACGGCGGCGATGACTGCTGTTCTTGCTTATCCGGTTACGCAATCCGCATCAATGCAGCAGGCGATGCAGGGGCAGTTCATTCAGACGCTGAAGCAGGCGAAAGCGATCAATGGGCAGGATGATGACGAGGAAACGCTAGGCGATTTCCCGCTGCTAGCCGGCCGCATGTCGAGCTATAGCCGCGCGCCGGGGCGCTGAATAGATGGCAAAGATCACAACAGTCCAGACAAATTTTAACGCCGGCGAGTTGTCGCCGGATCTTGCTGGACACATAGACCTTGATCGATACGCGAACGGCTTGAAGACCATGCTTAACGCTGTCCCGCAAATTGCGGGCGGCGCCAAGCGTCGCGCTGGCTCGCGCATTATCGCTCCGACCAAGTCGACTGGCACGACCCGGCTGATTCCTTTCGTATTCAGCAAGAGCCAGGCGTATGCGATCGAATTGGGCGCTGGATATGCCCGGTTCTTCTCGACGACGGGCCAGATCGTTAATGGCACCACGCCAATCGAAATCGACACGCCGTGGGCAGCCGAAGACGTTTTCAGCGTGGAGTTTGCACAGGGCAGCGACACCATGTTTCTGGCGCACCCAATGACCCCGATAAAGCGACTCGTCCGCGTGCTCCAGACCTCGTGGACCCTAGGGGATGCCCCGTTCGATCCGAGCCCAATCGACGAAATCGGCGTTCGACCGCCCGCGACTCTGGCGCTTGGCGCGCTAGGTGTCGGCGCCACGATCGCGACTGCGTCGACAGCGCAGTTCCTAAGCAGCGATGTTGGGCGCAATATCGTTGCGGGATCTGGGTTGGCGCAAATCACGGCTGTCAATAGCAGCACGTCGGTCAACATCACAATCAATTCGTCGTTTGCGGCGTCATCGTTTGCGCCAGCCGAATGGAAGATGGACCAGTCGCCGCGTGTGCCGATAACGCCTACCAACAGCACCCCGGTTAATGGTGGTGTTGCGCTTGTAGCGGACGGTGCGCCGTTGAGCGTCGCTTCGGTTTCGTTGACGGGCACCACGATGACCCTGACGACGAACGATGAGCATAACCTGTCTGTGGGTGAGCAAATCGCTCTTTCTGGCTTTGAGTCTGCGGGACTTGACGGACTCTATACGATCGCGTCGGTATTAAGCGCGATCACGGTCACGTTCACATTCAACGGCAGCTTGCTGGCCGGCGGAACACTGGGAACTGTCTACCCGTATGGTTCCGGTGCGGCATGGCGATTGACGGACGTCGGAAGTTACGTATCGATAAACGGCGGCCTTGTCGAAATCACGCAGTTCGTCAGCGCGGCTAAAGTCTATGGGCGGATCGTAAAGGCCTTGACCGCGACCATTACCGCTCCTGCCGATAGCTGGTCGCTGAAATCGTTTATGTGGAATCCCGTAGACGGCTATCCGCGTGCAGTCAGTCTCTATCAGCAGCGCCTTTATGCGGCAGGCTCAGACGGTCATCCGGAGAGCGTTTGGGCGAGTGCGACGGGTCTGTACTACGACTTTACGCCTGGCACGGACGACTCGGACGCATTCTCCTATGCAGCATCCTCGGATCAGGTTAATCAGATCCAGCATCTTGCGTCGTCGCGCATCTTGACCGTGCTGACGCAGGGCGAAGAATTCACGGTCGACGGCGGCAGTTCCTCGAGTGTCACGCCAACGAACATCAGCGTTCGCAGCCAGTCAACGTTCGGTTGCGCGCAGGCGCGTCCGGTTCGCGTGGCCAATGAGTTGATCTATGCGCAACGGGCCGGTCGAAAGATTAGGTCGATGGCGTATGACTTCAACACTGACTCATTTCGTTCGCAGAACCTCACACGCCTCGCCGCGCACATCACAGGCGATGGCATCGTCGACATGGCGTTTCAGGCTGAGCCGAATCCTGTCGTATGGATGGTGCGCGCCGATGGTGCGCTGATCAGCATGACATACGACCGCGACGACAATGTCTGCGGTTTCGCGCGACACACGACAGACGGCCTCTACAAGTCTGTCTGCGTAATCCCGGCTGACGATGCAGACGTCGTCTTTGTGGTTGTGCAGCGGACGGTGAATGGGGCGACCGTGCAGTACGTCGAGCGGTTCGACGACAGTGTGATGACCGATGCCGCAATTACCGGTACAAGTGCCACGCCGACCGACGTTTGGACGGGCCTCGGAACTCTCGAAGGAAAGGCCTGCGATGTGAAGGCGGACGGAGTATTCATGGGGCAGTTGACGGTAACTGACGGCCAGATCACCTTGCCGCGGAAAGCCACCGCGATCGAGGTGGGAATTCACTACGCCAGCATGGGCGTACTGCTCACGCCGAACATTTCGGGCGGTCTCGGCACATCGCAGGGAAATCAGCAGCGCACCGGACGGGTAATCGTTCGGTTGCTAGACACGACGCGGTGCGTTGTGGATGGACAGCCGATTCCGTTCCGTCATTTCGGCGCATCAGTTCTCGATCGACCGCCAGAGCTTTTCACTGGCGACGTTGATATTTCGGACTGGGGCTGGGACGACAAGGCCGAAATCACCATTGAGCAAGATCAACCGTACCCGTGGCACGTGCTCGCGGTAATCCGGCAATTCACTGTGAACAACGGCTAGAACATGATCAGACAGGCTACTCACGCGGATATGCCAGAACTGCTGCGCATGGCCCGCGCGCTCATCGATGAGGGCAGATTTCGCACATTTGGCTTCATCGAGGCTAAGTCACGTGCGATGTTCGAATCCCTCATCAACGGCGGTGGCGTCGTGTTCGTGAATGAGCGGGACGGCAAGGTAATCGGCGGTATGGCGTGCGGACTCTCGGGCGACTGGTTCTCAGACATTCCGCTCACGTTCGACTATGGCGTCTTCGTGTGGCCTGAGCATCGCGGGTCGTTCGCGGGCTTCGCTCTCATGCGCGCGTATGTGAACTGGGCGAAGTCGTTGGCGCCAGTGGTCAACATCAATATCGGCGTCACCAGCGGAATAGACGAGGAACGGACAGTGCAAATGTACGCGCTGCTCGGTCTTAAGCGCATCGGCTCCGCACTCTCAAATCTGGGGTGAACCATGGCATGGCTCGCACTCGTCGCGCAGGGCGCCGGAGCAGTTGTAAATGCACAAGGCCAGAAGGAGCAGGCCAACGCCCAGGCCGAGCAGCTCACGATGCAGGCGAATCAGGATGACCAGACAGCGGCGATGACGCAGTCCGCTGGCTATCAGGCGGCGCGCCGTATTCGTACGCAGGGCACATCGAACATCGGTCAAGCCAATGCGGCAATGGCTGCGTCCGGCGTCGACGTTAGTCAAGGCACCGCAGTAGACATCCGCGAAAAGATAACGCAGAACGCCGAATCCGATGCATTGAACACGATCCTCAACTCTGATTCACGCGCAACGAACCAACGCTTACAGGCTTTTTATGAGCGGCAGGGCGCCGCCGACGCGGTAAAGGCTGGTCAGATGGGCCTCGCCCGCTCGGCGCTCGGCGCACTCGGTGGCGCGAGCAACGCGAGCGGATGGAAGACGGCCGCTGGCTCGTCCGGATCGAGTAGCGGCTTCAACGCAGACTATCAGTCGAGCTATTCCGGCTTCGACACCCCTTCGAACTACGGCTAAGACATGGCTCGCATTCCACTCGGCAATCAGGGCGACGTGATCAGCCAGGCGCCCCAGCAAGTCCAGACTAGCGCAGCGGACTTCGGCGCGCTGTCTGGACAGGCAAAGCAGGGCGTCGGCGCCGCCCTGGAGCAGTTCGGCGACAAGCTGGCCCTGCAGCAGTCCCGGATGAACGACGATCTTCAGCGCACTGCCGCGGCGACCGCATATCAGCAGCACGCGACGAATCTTCAACTCGCGATGCATGACGCGGGCACGAAGCTTCAAAGCGGCGAACTTGACCAGACTGGGTATCAGGCGGCGATTCAGGATGCGCAGAAGCAGTCGTATGACTCGACCATTGGCGCGCTTCCGGACAATCATTACAAGAACGTCGCGAACCTGCAAACGCAGTCGCTAAATCGCACCGTCCAACTTGGCACACAGGAAGCGCTGACAAAGAACACGCAGCAGATGATCGCGACTAACGCGCAGTCGCTGCTAGATACCGCTGGCAAGAGCATTGCCGTTGCACCGAACACGATTGATGCGACCGTGGCGAGCACGAGGGCGGCATATCTCAGCGCGGCCGCGGCGGCCGGCATCGCCAAGCCGACTGCGGAGAAAGCTGCGCAGAACTGGGCTGACAGCCAGTACGCATCCCATGCAGAGACAGCGGTGATCGCTGCGCGCGCCAATGGTGATCTCGCCGCGCTCACGCGGCTGCAAACCGATCTGACGTCGCCAGACGGCTTCTATGCCGGAAAGATTGATCCAACGGCGAGAAACCGTGTGCTGTCGACCGCGGTGTCGCAAAGCCTCGCATTGCAGAATCAGTCTGACGCAGCGGCTCGCGCGGCGGAAACGCAAGCCGCGCAGGCGTTCAATCAAGGGTTGGACCTGATGAATCAGGGCAAGCAGTTCAGCCCCGATTACATCAAGCAACTCAGTGCAGTTACCTCCGGCACGTCACTGGCCGGTCAGACGCAGGAACTGATCGCGGGCGCCGCGCGCAACGCGGGCTTCTCGACGCTGCCAGTCCCGCAGATGCGAGCCGCCATTCAGGCCGACGAGACCGCGGCCAATACGCCGGCCGTGGGAACGGATCCCGCCACGGCGGCGGCAGTGAAGCAGCGCAAGCAGATCTACACGGCGAGCGTGGAGGCTTACCAGAAAGACCCATGGAATGCTGCGCTTGACCGCGGCGTCATTCAGGCTGTGCCGCAGATCGACACATCGAGCATTCCTGCGCTCACCGCTTCGCTGTCGGCGCGCGGCAAGGCGGCAGGCATTATCGATCAGGCGGCCGGGCGGCAGGTTTCGTTGCTCACGCCAGACGAAGCGCAGAACGTGTTGAAAACCGTCACTGCGCTCCCGGTCGACGCGCAGGCGCAGATGCTGAACAGCATCGGCGGCGCGTTCGGACAGGGGCAGCGCATCAACGACCTCGCCAAGCAGTGGCAGGAAAAGAATCCGGCTGTCGCTCTGGCACTTAAAGCTGGCGCCGCGGGCGGCAACGGCTCGCCGCTCACGACGATCACCGGCCAGCCAGTCGGCGCATTCATTCTCTCTGGCCAGCAGGCAATTCAGGACAAGTCGGTCAAGGTCGACGAGGTCGCCGGAACCGGAATGCATGCCCAAATCGCGACCGCCATCGACGGCGCCATGCCTCCCGACCAGGCGGCTGACGCGAAGGAGAGCGCCTATTACATTGCGATCGGCAGCGCCGCGCGCAATGGTCGCACTGTGCCGAACAGCGCCGATATTCAGGACGGCATCAACGCTGCGACAGGCGGTATTTCGACGACGGGCGGCACGCGATACAACGGCAATCCGAACCGCGTCGCGATGCCGTACGGCTGGCTCGAAAAGGACTTCCAGTCAAGCGTAAAAAGCGCCGATGCGAGCAATATCGAAAACACGCTCAACGGCAAGCCGATCGATACCGTCTACGCCAACGGCAAGCCCATTCCTGTTGCGGATTTCATGTCGAAGTTCCCGAGTTACCAGCTGGTGCGCGTGGGCGTGCGCGGCACGTACGCAGTCGCTACCGGTTCGAAGTTCGTTCAGGACGCGGCGGGTGCTCCCGTAACAGTTCACCTTACGTTGGGGCAGAAGGCGAAGCCAGCGGCCGGTGTGGTGCAGACGCCAGACCAGATCAATAACCCGTTCTGAGGCCGCCATGCCAATCGACGACCTCTACGCAGATTCGACCAACCAGTATCTTTCCGGCTCCAATCAGGTGAATGTGCCGGTTCCTCAGACCTCACCGTCAACATCGATCACTTCGATTGCACGCGCGGTGGGTCGCGGCTTTGGACAAGGCGCACTCCAGTTCGGCGGCGCACTCGCGGACACTACTGCGGGCCTGTCGCAGTTTTACGTCGACCCGGATTCGGCGGCTGGCGCGGCAATGAGCCCCGAGGCGCAAGCGGCGCAGGACAAGCAGATAAATGATGCGCTCGCCAAGCAGCGCGCCGGGCATCTGTTCGAATCTCGCGCCGGCGCTGCGGCTTATGACCTGGCGGATACGCTCAAGCCCGATCCAACCAATACCACGGCGACCGACCAGATAGTGCAGGGCGCGGTAAGCGGACTCACACAGATCCTGCCATCTGCGCTTCTGTTCGGGCCGGCGGGCGGCGCGGTGGCTGGCGGCGTGTCGATCGGCATGTCGCGCGCCGAAGACCTTAAACGACAGGGCGTAGACGTTGGTACGCGCACGGCTGTTGGCGCCGTCGATGGCGCGCTAGGGGGCGCTGGCGCCGTTCTCCCTGTCGCGGGCTCGACCCTTGCGCGCACGGCCGCGCTAGTGGCCGTTGGTGGCCCTGGCATGGGCATCGCACAGGGTGCCGCTGAGAAGGCGATCCTGAGAAACGCAAATTATGATCATCTTGCCGATCAGATTGATCCGCTCGACCCGACAAACCTTGCGGCATCAACGCTGGTCGCTGGCGTATTTGCTGGCGCACATGTGGTATCAACGGCGCGCGGCGCGAAATCGACAGCCGAAGCCGCCGCGGCCGCGCCCAAGACACCGCCGATTGATGTGCCGATAACCGACATGTCGGTCGATGCACGCAAGGCGCTGCGATACAACGCGCCGCAGCTCGACGCGTACGCAACGCAAGCAGCGCAGGCCGCCGGCGTACCGCCCGAAATGCTGCTGTTCATCAAGAACCGCGGCGAGCAGTCAAACAGCAATCAGGTGAGCCCGAAGGGCGCGAAGGGTGTGATGCAATTCACGCCCGATACCTGGGCGGCGTTCGGCAAGGGCGATCCGACTGACCCGGTCAACTCGATCGATGCGTCAGCAGCTTATGCGAAAGACCTGCTACAGCGGTATGACGGCGACGTGCGCGCTGCACTCACCGAATACAACGGCGGTGTAAAGCAGGCTCAAGCGGTGCATGCCGGTGGTGCGCCGACAGATCCCGAGACGATCAAGTACCTGCGCAAGTACGATCGCCTCGCCGCTACGCAGCAGATCAACACCGTCAAGTTCGATGCAACGCCCGAGCAGGTTGATGCCGCGCTCGCATCTCATGGGCAGAACATCGTTGACGAAGCAAACATTCTCCCTGAGACAGACGTGGCGGGGATGGCAGCTCATCAAGACGCCTTTGATGCGGCGGCGCGACAGATGAATGACGGCGGCTTCCCGCAGATCAGCGACCGGTTGCCAGATGCAATAACCGGTCACGACTCGTACTACGCGTTCGAGCGCGCCGTCGGCGATGTGGCATTCGCAGAAGACCCAGCGCAGCTGAGGCGAGATTCAGTGAGTGCGTCAGCGGGGGCAGCGAATTCAGCCGACGCATCTATAGACATTCCGCGCCCTCCTGGCGAGGTCTCGCCGAGCGATTCGCCTATTCGTGTGAGTGGTCTTCAGCAGACGTCTGAGCCGCAAGTGAGCGCAGTTGAGGCGAACGTACGCGAAGCGGCCGTTGCGGACCCGACTATACCAGTGCATCTTGATTCGTCCGATCCGACTGTGGCCGAACACAATGGCACGATCCAGTCGGCGCTAGAGGTGATCGACAACGAGCACGCAGCCACGCTGGATGATGCAAAGCTGTTCAGCGTCGCGGCTAACTGCTTCATTGGTACGGAGTTCTAGATATGCATGAAAAGTGCGCAAACGCAGTGCAGGCTGTGCGCGAAGCGGCGGGCCGCAAGCCGCTGACGAAAGCCGAGCTAGATAACATTGAGAACCGCGTGCGCGCCGGTATGCGCTCAGTCGCCAACAAAGACATCGACGCGTGGCGCGGCATGTCCACGGGCGAGCGCATCAAGGCCGGCGCTGAATGGGCTTCGAAGCAGCTAACGGAAGAAGCTGAACTGGCAAAGCAACGCAAGCTTTTGCAGGTGTCCAAGCAGCTCGAAACACAGAATCGAATCGAGGACGCTCTTTATGCGGAGCCCGAGAAAGCTCACGACAAGCATGCGCGTGAGAAAGTCGTGAAAGCCGACATCGAGCAGACGTATGTCATGTCCGGTGCGATCAAGGCAGACTATATGCGCCAGACGATGGGCGCAATCGATGCAATGAAGCATGGTCAGAACTTCCTCGCGCGCGCGTTCGACGTCGACAATCCTGCGATGGAGCGCGACATCATCCGCGAGATCTACAAGAAGGCGGATGGATCGACTGGAAACGAAGTCGCCAAGGCGGCCGCCGAGCAGATCAGCAAGACCAACGAGTCGATGCGCAAGCGCTTCAATGCGTCCGGTGGCAAGGTCGGCGACGTCGGATACGGCTATGTGCCAATCCGCCACAATCAGGCGAAGGTGCTCGGCAACGGCTCAGACGTCGCGCGGCGCGCTTGGTCGGATTTCGTTATGCCGCTGCTCGACCGCTCGAAATACCTGAACGACAACGGCGATGTAATGTCCGACGTGGAGCTTCGCCAGCTTCTGACGGGCGAGGCGCGCGGGCCGTGGCAGGAGGCCAACATCGCCGCGAAGGGTAAGGACGTCAAGAAGCGCGCGCCAGGCATCTGGGATGAAATCGCCGGCACGTCGCCGCGCGAGATCACGACTGTCCGCGGCGCGGTCGGCGCCCGCGCGAATGCGAATTCCGAACACCGCTTTCTGCACTTCGTCGACGCTGACGCTCACCTGGAATACAACCGGTCATATGGCGAGGGGTCGCTGCTCGGGGCGCTGAACGATCACGTCACTGGCATGGCGAAGAACATCGCGCTCGTCGAGCGCTATGGGCCGAACCCGACGCGCAATATCATGGCGCAGATCGACCGAACCGCCGAGCACGACGCGACGCCGGTGCATATCCTCGAGCGCGGCATGACGTCGATCGGCGCCTACTGGAACTACGTGAATGGCGTCACCAACACGCCTGTCAATCCCGCTCTCGCGAAGAAGTTCGAAACCGTGCGCACGACCGTGGGCGCGATCAAACTGCAGGGGACGGTGCTCGCGGCGCTCGGCGACGTCGGAACGATGTTCGTGACGGCCAACTACAACAAGGTGCCGTTCTTCCGGACGCTCGGCACGGCGGCGCGCCTGATGACGCCAGGCTCGAAGGATTTGCGCTCGTGGCTTTCGTCGCAGGGGCTCATCGCCGAGACGCTCGAGCATGGCATGACGCGTTGGGGAACGGACAATCTAGCGACGGATTGGGCCAAGAACCTCTCGGCGTCGACGATGAAGTTCGGCGGCGTGACGGGCTGGACCGACGCGCTGCGCACTGGCTTTCAGGCCAACATGATGCGAGGTCTCGCCGAGATATCGAAAACGCCATGGGCCGATTTGACGGAATGGGACCGGCGTACGATGACGCGTGCGGGTATCACGCCAGCCGATTGGGATGTAGTCAATCAGGCGGAACCCGGCAAGTTCGCCGGCAATAGCTATCTGACGCCCGATTCGATCTATGAGACAGGCCACGCCGATGCGCCCAACGTCGTGCCGAAGATCCTCGGCATGATCCGCGAGGAAGGCGAGTTCGCCGTGCTCAATCCGGACCTGACTACTAAGGTTATCGCGTCGGGCAACCCGGGCACGTGGTCGGGCGAACTGCAAAAGACGTTCATGCAGTTCAAGAGCTTCCCTATCGCAATGGTGACCCGTCATTGGGGGCGACTCGCAGAAATGCGGCGCTCTGGCGACTTCAAGGTCGACGGTGCGCCGGCGCTCGCCAATCCTCTGGCATACGGCACGGCACTGATCGTCAGCACGACGCTGATCGGCGCGATCACAACGGAGATAAAGAATCTGCTGGCCGGCAAAGACCCAGAGTCGCTTGGCGGCGATCTGAAGCATGCCGCGTCGTTCTGGACTCGCGCATTCACGACAGGTGGCGGCGCGGGCTTCGCTGGCGACATGCTGAACGCCGCTTTCACCAGCTCTGATTACGGCTCGCTGCTGTCAAGTCTGGTCGGTGGCCCGGTACTGTCGACGATCTTTCAGCCCGTGCACGCCCTCGCTGAGAACGCCCAAGCAGCCGCAGAAGGAAAGGAGACGCACGTCGGTGCTGACCTGGTTAAGGTGGCAAAATCTAACCTTCCTATTGTGAATCTGTGGTACTGGAAGACGGTTATGAACCGCCTAATCTGGGACAATCTGGCAGAGAATGTTTCGCCTGGCGTGACACAGCGGAACATCAATCGTTCGAATAAAGAATACGGGAATGAATACTGGTGGCAGCCGGGAGCGACATCGCCACAGCGTGCACCGAACCTCTCCACCATTGCGGGGGCGCAATAATGCGAAATGACCAGATTGAGCGGTTGCGCGATCTCGAGGAACGTCTGATTGACGTCTATCTCGACGAAGCTGATCCAGACAACTGGCCCGGTGTGGGCTCAATGGGCGACCAGCTCACGAAAGAGCAGCGCGGTGACCGTTATTGGGAAAAGAAGAACGCCGTTGCGACGGTGATGCTCGCGCACGAAACACGCAAACTCATCGCCAACGACAAGCAGGCTCTCGGCCGCGATCCGTACAGCGATGGCGAAATGGACAGAAAGATTAAAGACGCCGAGAAGCGAGCCGCCGATCTGGTCAAGAAGGTTCAGGACGGCACCGCTCGCGCGGGCTTTCTGAAGCGTGCCGCCGGTGAATCGTAAGATATCGTTCCTCGCGTTTTTCCTACTTTGGGCCGATCGCATGCACTGGACGGTCCCGGAAGTTCACATCGTTGCATGCCACTGGATGGAGAACCGCGGCCCGCTCGCGGTGCTTCGCTGCTTTCGCGGATTCGGCAAGTCGACGCTACTCGCCATCTATAACGCGTGGCGTTATTACGAAGACGGAAATTACCGGATTCTGCACCAGTCAGAGTCGGACGGCACCGCCTACAAGACCAGTCGCGACACACAGAATGTCATCCGCAAGCACCCGCTCACGGCTGGCATGCTGCCGCCTGGGCAGGGCACGGTGGAGCAGTGGTGGGTAATCGGTGCCGCCGACCATCGAAACGCTAGCATGTACGCGAAGGGCATTCTGTCGAACGTGACCAGCGCGCGCGCCGATGAGTGTCAGAACGACGACGTCGAAGTCCCGCGCAACATCCAGACGCCAGAGGCGCGGGAGAAGCTTCGCTATCGCCTTGGCGAGCAGACGCACATTCTCGTCCCCGGCGGCCGTAAGCTCTACATCGGCACGCCGCACACCCACGATTCGCTGTACGACGAGATAGAGAAGCTCGGCGCGGACTGCCTCACGCTAAAAATGTTCGCGCACGAGCACCGCATCGAGGCTGCGAAGGCTGAGCGATACGACATCCCGTTCCGTCCGGACTGCGTCTTTTCCGGCATTGGGAAGTCTGCCCGGCTGCTTCGGGAGGGTATCGACTACTTCGTCGAGGAAGGCAATCGCGTCTGGTTTGCTCAATCTCCTGACTGCCTGATCGACTTCTATGCCGGGTGTGCGTGGCCTGAGCGATTCGATGCCGATGAGCTCGAAAAGCGCCGGCGAGAGACGCGCACGATTAACGAATGGGATAGCCAGTATCAACTCCACGCCAAGCCTATCGGCGAAGTGCGCCTTGATCCGGAAAAGCTGCGGCCGTACGAAGTGCACCCGGTTGTGGAGCGAGCAAACCGAGAAGCCCGCATGATGCTCGGCGCCGCGCGCATCGTAAGCGCGCGCGCCTACTGGGACTGCGCCACCGGCAAGGCTGGCGGTGACGATTCGGTCGTTTCCCTGATTCTTGATGATGCGGCCGGCAACTACTACTGGCACGTCGCGCAGGCCATGCTTGGAGAGTTTGCTGTTTTCGCGCACGATAACGCAAAGATAGAAGGCGGTCAGGTCATGCAGATTTGCGATCTGATCGAGCGGTATTCAATACCGCAAATCTACGTGGAAACGAACGGCGTCGGCACGTTCGCGCCGCAGCTATTGCGCAAGGCAATCAGCCAACGGCGCCTGCAGTGCGGCGTGATCGATCGCACAGCCACCGTCAACAAGAACGAAAAGATTCTAGCTGGCCTTGAGGGGCCGCTTCGGTCAGGGATCCTGTGGGCGCACGTTGACGTTCTGGACGGTCCTGTGTGGGACCAGATGCAGCAATTCAATCCGATCATCAAGACGCAGCCAGACGACTTCATAGACTCTGGCGCGTCGGCGATCCTCGAAACGCCGGTTCGCATCGGGAAATTGGTCGGGAATCCGACAGGTGATCAGTCGCACGATTGGCGTCCATCGACGGGCGTGCACGAAGTGACGCTCGAAATGTAGCGCCGCTAGTTCGGCGCGCCACCTGAGAGGCCGCCGCGTGACAGTCCCCGTTCAAGATCCGATCATTTCCTCGCAAGGCAACGGAATCACCACGCTGTTTCCGTTCCCGTTCGCCATTCTTGAAAGCGACGATCTGGTCGTGCTGCAAAACGGTGCGACGCAGTCGCTTGGCGGCCAATATTCAATCAATGGGGTTGGGAGCCCAACCGGCGGATCTGTCCAGTTCATATCGCCGCCTGCGCAGGGCAGCAAGATCATTTTGTATCGGTCCGTCGCGCTCGAGCGAGACACCGACTATCAGGACAATGGCGACTTGCTGGCGCAGACCGTCAACGCCGACTTTGATCGTATCTGGCAGGCTTTGCAGGACCGCGGCGCTGCAGAGGGTCGCGCGGTGCGATACCCCGTCACAGAATACACGATAGATGGAACACTGCCGCTTGCTGCAGATCGCGCGAGCACGCTCTTTGGCTTCGCGGATAACGGCATGCCAGCGTTTTTGCCCATTCCCGCCGCAGT